TTTTAATTTTTCTTTTATGTTGTAGTATACTGCGTCATCTTTAGATACGCCTCTTGGGTGTGGTTCGTCCCATGTTTTTTGTTTTTCATCGGTGAGGTAATCGATGGTGTCTTTATCATCCAATATACCAGCAACACTACCTGCTGCTGCTACAGGTATGCCTACATCTCTCTTTTCTCTTAAATTTGTTAATGAGAAATGTTCTTCTGCTGCTTCACCTCTGGCAAGTCTTGATATATCAGACTCTCCAATACCCGAATAACCATTTTTAGGTTCTTTAGGATAAACATGTTTAGGGTCGTAAAAACCCTCTCCTTCTGGGAAGTTTCTTTCTGTAGGTTTGCCTGCAATGGTTCCCATTATAATAGGAACTTGTTGATCTGCGTCTGTAAAGAAACCTACTACTGTAGATCCTTTTACAATATTTGGCATTTCCATTATGCCGTTCATACCCGAACTAGTAACTGGATTCATAATAGTAGCATAAGGTAATTCAGATGTAGGTAGTTCTGCTGTACTTGGACTATGATATCCAAAGATTCTTACTCGTACTCTACCAGTTTCTGCAGGGTCTATTCTATCTTCTACTATGCCCATCCACCAAATAAAAGGTGGTATATCCATACTATAATTATTCATCACTACCTCCGAGATCTTTACCTACACCATTTTTTGTAATTCTTAAAGTCATTCCATAATCTACTGGATTTATTTTATGTTTTATTTCTGTTACAACATATTGTCCACTTAAAATTTTATCTTCTGTATCTTCATCTCCAGATGATTTTGCTTTAGGTTGAGGATATTTCAATTTAATACTTACTCCTACTTCTATGTCGGTTCTACCAGGTACTTCAATTAAGAACTGGTAATCATTAAAACTATTTATATATTGTTTTCTAACAGCATCGCTTGTAAAATGTGTTTGTAAAGCGTCTTCATTAAGACCTTGAGATTGTTCTGCATTATTCCATGTATAGGAATTTAATATCTTAACAGATGTATAAGAATTTATAGACCTAGGTATTCCCCTTGGTATAGGAGAATTTAAATCTGTTCTTTCATATTTAGGGGAATCTTTAATAATATCTAAGTGAAAATTTTTAAATTTTTTATTAAACATATCATATGCTTGTATATTAGAAGCGTATGCTCCATCTAAAATACCTTCAATTATTGAAATCGTTCTAGGAATACTTATTGTTTCAATTCTATTAAAGTAATCAGGCAGTTGTACACCAAAATAATTTCCTTCTTCTCTTCCTTTCGCAGGTAACGAACTTTGTTTGTAAACATATTCTTCAAAATAAGATTGTTTTCCTTGCCGTATTAAATGTTGTAAACTAGTTAAATAATAATTTTTATTAGATTCATAAAAGAAAAAATCACAACCTTCTATATCTGAGGCTTGTATTTTTTTACATATATAATTCATATTCTCAAAAGGAGACCAACCATTTGAAATATATTGTATCGAAGATTTGTGAGGTGTTCCTAATATTGTAAGATTGTTTTCATCTTGTTCAGGTAAATATCTACCTTCTCGAACTATATGGTTGTTAAAAATTTGTTGTGCAATTGCTTCTGTATTTGTATCTCCACCTGTTCCTGGTATTGCTTTTGTTAATGTGCCAGAGACATCATTCATCATTTCAGGAGATACAAGTTTTAAAGTATAAACTTGTTGTCTATCATTATCCAATCCCCTATTACGAATTTCTGCGACAGCAAAAGATCTTTGAATACATGTTCCAGGGTTGTCAGGAAATGTAGAAGTTCTTAATTTCATGTGAAGTGTTTCTCCACCTACAATGGGTAAGAGTTCTATTATGTTTTCTGGGTCTCGAACAACAACATCTGCTGTAAGTGTAGGAATGAATATAGATTCGAATATTCTTATTTCTGTATAATACTTAATTAAATCTTGACTGACACCATCTAAAGAAACAATAGATAAATCATCTATTTCTAAATTTCCTTGACCTTTATTTAATTGTTCTTCTGCCATAATAATTTAGATCCTATTTCATTAGTTTGGTAAACTGTTTTGTAATTGAGCTCAAATATATAGGATTCAAAACTTTTATTTGTCTTTTTTCTTCATTAATTTCTTCTTCGTATTGTAAGTTTGTAAGAGCTGTATAGGTTCCGTCGCTAGCTTTGGCAGCGTCCCAATCTACAACAATAGATTTATCTGCTGTTAAGACATAGTGATGTATATCAGAACTATTATTTGCTCCATATTTATCCTTTACATAAAGAATTAAATCTTCTTGGGATTTGGGCCACTCTCTTTGAACATCTATAATTTCGTTTGTTATTAACACTAACCAATGATATTTTGTTGAACCATAAACATCAAGTGCAACATATTCAGGTGGTTGTCCGTCTGAAATATAATATGGTGTTAAATTTGTTCTATTAGCAAAGAATTTATCTAAATGTACTCTACGAAAAATATCAGGTACAATAGTTTTAGTCTTGCCTGTTGGGTAAAATAATTTAGGAAAAGGTTTAAAGTACATATTAGTATCCGTCTGCTATTCTGTTTGCTGTCATTGTTTCTAGTTCTGTAAAATTTAGTTCCATTGTTATTTCTGAAGGAATACCATCTGTTTCTGCTACTGTATTAAAGAATCCGTCAGGACCATATGTAACCTTTACATCTTTTAATGCACAGTCTGAAATTTTAGGTAGATGAGGATTAGGTTTAACTCCTCCATCTTTAGCGTGATAAAATTCTATATTAAATTCTGAAGGATAAATTAGAAATGCTTGTCCAGGTGAAATCTCTGGGTGCATATGATATTTAAATGTATTAATAATAGCTCTAACATCATTATATTCCTCTATACTCTTAGGATTGAAAACATATTGAAATGCAAAAGATCTAAAACCCATACTTTTAAATAATTGTTCTTTATACGGGTTTGTTGTTTTCCTACTCGTTGATTCTATTGCTGCACCTAAATCTGCATCAACACCCAATGCTTTAGGCAAGCTTGCTGCTGCTTGTATAAGTCCTCTTCCTGCTGCTTCACTAACATCCTGTATGCCTGCTTGATCAAATCTTCTACTTGCTAATATACCTGCCATACCTAATTCTGTTTCATTCCAATCTGCTTGGTATTGTGATATAATAGATTGAGGAACATGTAATTGTATTACTTTATTTAAGAACTTTGTTCCTGTAGAGTACTCGCCTTCTTTATTATTAAAGCCTGCTTCATTAGCAGTTCTTGCTAATTCTGTTGCTACTATACCTGCTCCAGCAAGTGCTGCTGTAGCTCCTACTCCACCACCAATTGATAGAGCTTTATCCCATAAACCAGTGGCTGAACTATTCAGCATATTTACTCCAGCTTTTAAAGCGGCTCCGCCTAAAATTAAACCACCAGAAGTTCTCATAACTGTTGCTTGTTGTTCTACTGAGGATCTGTTCATTTGTGTTGACATTTCTGAATGAGTGCTTTTAAATACGTCTATTCTATCTTTGGCTTTATCATCTGGAGCTGATGAATTTTGGCTTGCTACACTATTATTTCTAACTTTAACAAAGAAACAAACACCGTTTACTTGATTTGCCTGAAATAGGTCTGAAGGATATTGTAAAACAGGTTTGTCGTTGCCAAACATTTTATTATAGGCATCTCTATTATGTGTCGCCTGCTTTTCCCGTTTGTCCTTGTTACCTTCTCCAAATAATTTATCCAAGTAACCTTGATTGGACTGATGATATTCATCTGGCGCCCAGTTTTTGTCTTCTGTTGACATTTATAATCCTCGATATAAATAGTTATTTAACATTGTAGTCTTATTTATATGGTTTATGCCAAAGAAATTTATAAAGGAAAGTTTATTCCTAGAAATACTTCTAAATACTTAGGAGATCATACTTCTATTGTCTATAGATCAAGTTATGAATTAAAGTTTATGAACTGGTGTGATTTAAATGACTCTATAATAGGTTGGAATTCTGAAGAGGTTGCTATTCCTTATCGTAGTCCTATAGATAATAAAGTGCATAGATATTTTGTAGATTTTTATATGGAAGTTAAAAGCGAAAAGGGCAAAGAGCGTTATTTAATAGAAGTAAAACCTCAAAGATTTACAAAAGCGCCTCCCGCAGGCAAAAGAAAAACAAAGAGATACTTACAAGAGATAGCAAATTATGCTGTTAACGAAGCTAAATGGAATACAGCTCGAGCATTTTGTAAGAAACAAGGCATGAAATTTAGAATAGTTACTGAGAAAGAACTCGGTATCTAGTATAAATACATGTATGGACCAAAAACCTTTTAACGATATATATTCTAGAACAGGCGGTGTAGAGAAATCTGCTCGTTGGTATCAAAGAACTGTAAGAGATTATGCTACAGGCATAAACTCCTTTCAGGAAGTTACGGGCTCTGATATAGGAAAGTTTGCAACACAATTAACAGTAGGAAAAATGTACCTATTTAATTACGATCCTTTAACAAAAGCAGACTTGCCTTATTGGGACGAATTGCCGTTAGTCGTTATAAGTGAACCCTTACCAACAGGCTTTAGTGGTATCAACTTACATTATCTAAGTCCTTTAGTAAGAGCAGAATTAGTAGAAAGACTTATGGAGCCTGTCGCAGATTCCAAAGAAGGAACTACATTAGACGACAAGGCAGTTATGAGATCTAACTGGCAGTTCATAAAAAACTTCAGTAGATTTCCAGAGGTAAGAAACTCTGTAAAAAGATATTTAAGTACGCAGGTACGAGGTAGGCTATTTGAAATAAATTCACAGCATTGGAAGTCAGCAGTATTTTTACCTGTACAACAATTTCAAGGAGCTTCAGCACAAAAAGTATATAGAGATACAATGACTAAGCCCGAGCGTAAAAGGAGAATGATGTAATGGCTTTTACTTTAAGAAGCATATTAAGAGGAGCATACGGCAAGTCTAGAAGAAATGCAGCCAGGCCCAAAAAAGGTGCAACGCATCCTAATAA